CGCCACTACTCCATTCGGGCGGAACGTGTGTGGAGTAGCTGCCTAGTCTCGGTTGTGTGTTGTTGTTGACCGGGTGTGAGACTGGGCTGGCGGGGAGGGGTGGTCCAGGGCGTATCTAACATGGAAGCCGTCGTGGAGCACCCTCATCTAGTGTCTAGATGAATTGTGGTGATCGAAAAATGGGTGATAAGTCCCAATTCGCTGTTGGGGGTTGACGTTGACAGCGAAAAGTTGATCGGCGGGGACGATTTCTTTGTCGATCGAGTTGGCTCTTTGTTAGAGCTAGGTGATCGTCCCTATCAGCGAGACGGCTTGAGGAGCGTCTTGCTTGTGAAGCACACGGAGGAATTCTCGACAAGCCTGCCGGACTTGGAGTACATTGACCATGTGCACTGGTTCTTCTGGGCCGAGGAGGCCTGCTGCTACCATAGCGCCATGGATCATGGGATTGATCCAGGTGTGGTTCTCGCTGTAGTAGTTTGCAACTGCGCGAATTGCGCGCTGCCAGAAGTTGAGCTTGGGCTGCTCGTTTGCTTCTGCCAGCAGCCCTGGGCTGATGTGGTGGCTGCCGACAGTGTTGGAAGTGCCAACCACAGGTCCGACGGTCCGCAGGTGGTCTAGCGCTGCGCGCCCCATGCTTTTGAGTTGGGCTGGCCCTATCGGGCCAATCCCTGTACCCTCGGCGTTGTGGATGGGCAGACTGACCAGCGACTGTTGACTCTGCTCGATGAGAGACTTTGAGAAAGTGTCGTCGGTTCGCGGGAATGCGGCTGTGTTAGCACGGACTTTGAGGTCCATGGTGAATTTCTACAGAGATCCGTCGTCGAATTTCAGGAAGGGCCGCTGAATGACGACGTACTCGACTACCTCGGCGGAAGCTGCGTCGATGAGTTCGTCGCTAGATACGCTCGACTTCTTTGTGATAAGTTGAGGGTTTCTCACGTGGTTGTTGAGCATCAGGGACTATTTCACAGACACTGTCTTGTTGCTTGTCTTGATCAGGTCGTTGACAGTGATTGTCGCTGGCTGACCAGATTCGGTGTGGAAACAAGACAGCGGGAAGCTTCCGAAGAACGCATCTCCAGACTAACCAATCTTCTGGGTAACGAACCTGGCTTGGACAGTAGCTGCCCAGACCAGAGCTCCTGTTGAAATCGAACTAGCATCTCCACCATAGATTTTGTCCATAGTGTGTTGCTTGTTTGTTGACAGGAGCTCTTGCAAGCTCAGTTACAGGTTCAGGTCGGAAGTCTAGACTACGGTCAGTCCAGAGAACTTCGTCGAGGCAGGTAGGTTCGTGCCGTCTCCGTAGAACTACGTCAAAGATGGGCAGAAGAAGATGATCGTGTATGGTGCGGAGCCGAGTGGTTGCATTCCGGTACCATAGTTGTCGGCTTCGATAATCGTGGTCGAGTTGCTCACGACTGTGTTGACAACAGACTGGCGCTGTCCATCGATGACATAGGGCGTTGGCGAAACACCGGGGAAGTGCTACGCAAGCGTGAACTAGGTTTCTAAAAGCTCTTTCTGGGATACGACAGACTGGATCAGTAGAGCCTTCTTCTCTGGCGGCCGAGGTGGGTCTCGAGGTCGCGCAGGGCGTTGCTTCAGCTTTTGCGCTGGGTGTTGCTTTTTCGGCGCTGGGTGGCGGCGTCGCGCACCCTTGGCCTGACGGGAGTCATTCATTTTATAATATTACACCGGGGCTTCTGCCGTAGCAAAGTTCACGCGTGTCGAGGTGGTTGAAGGCGCAGTCGACGAGCGTCTTAATTGAAATCCGTGCGATGCGGTCGACGGTCTGCGTCATGTGGTAGCCAGGTGCATCGCCGTAGCCTTTCTTCGCGAGTCGCTGCTCGAACTTTGTTCCGGAAGGTGCTTTCTCGCCGCCTAGCCTTTGCCAGGCGAATTCAAGATACGAGTCGATTGTGGAGGAGTAGCCCTGGTACTGGGCCTTGAGAAGGTCAATCATTCGGGAGGGATGATCGTGGAACATTCGCTCGTTCTTGGTGTACTTGGTACGTCCGAACAGCACCTTTGCGAGGTCGGGTATGACCAGTCCATTGCCACCTGGCATGCAGCAAACCGTCTTCGAGCAGAAAGGGATAGCACTTGCGTGGCACCGCTCAGTCTTGACACATTGGCCTAGCCCTTTGGTTTCGCCGGCCGCGCAGCTCAGGTTTGCAATGACTTCTTCAACTCTTTGACGATGTTCGAGCTCTCTGAACTAGATGACCAAGTCGTCTCCGCAAGCCTGAATGTTATAGTCCTAGCCTTGGCGGTCGAGGGGGAGACCTGCTTTCTCGATGTAGTAGTAGGCATAGAAAATGCTGTTTAGTGTATTGCCTACCGTAGTCTGAGAGGCTCGGCCAGAAGGAGTGGTGCCATGGAACTCGAACGCCAGGTAGTCATTCCAGGGAGTGCTTGTCTGCTTATCTACGAACCTCATGAACTTCTTCTGGACTTCTCGTGGCCATTTGGGCGCGTTAACTCTCGGCACCTTGATGAAGCCGAGCCAGTCGAAGTTGCCCATCTCATTCAAGACTTTGTCGGCGAGGGTGGAGCTCCCCGAATCGCCAAAAGTCTCGGCATAGCACCGGCGTACATACTGGCGGGAGGCCTTCCAAGCAGGTTTCTGTACAGCTTCGCACACCGGGTACCATTGAGCAGAGTCGTACTGTGTACCGTCACATGAGAGACAGTACGGCATTGAGTGCAGGAAACGCTTGCTCATCTGCTCAAGGCTCAGTCCGAGTGCCATCTCTGGAAAGGCTTCCTTGATGCGGTCCTGGAGGAGCCAGGTCGTGGCGGCTTTGACTTCGCCGACTTGGTCGGCTGGTCCGGAAATCAGCCTCGGTCGAGGCTTGTCTTTCTAGAAGACGCCTTCCTTGACTAGGTCGACAGGAACCATGTGGTCCTCCCCCGTTTTCGGTATAAGGAGAGAAACATATGATGAAGACACCTCGTTGAAATCCTAGATGAGTTTCAGAATTGCTGCGAGGTAGTTTTTGTACTTGTTCCTGTCGTCCTTGAACCGCTCTGGATAGTCGCAGAGATTGCGAGGCTCGGACTGTGCGTAGGCCTGGAAGAGCTGAGGCTCGCGTCGCGCCCACATCTTTTTGGCGAAGTCTTTGAAGAGTTCCATTTCGGCTTCGTCATAGTTGAATGGGGCTCCCAGCTGGCGTCGAAGCGCGGCATAAATGTTCTGCAAGATGCGCTTGTCGAACTGGATCACGGTCTAGTCTGTGTTGCGGACAGGGCGGACGTGGCTCACTGGACTGGACGCGGGGTCGACTGGCACGTAGGTGTCCTCCTTTGGACTGAAGTGCACACTTTCTCGGTACCTGTTGCACAGACGCTCAAGGGCGCTGAGTTGAGACCGGTTCAGCTCTGTATCAGTCGTCCGGGGGTTGAGAACGATGCTGCCAGGCTTGTGCCGGGCACTGACGAGATAGTTGCCGACGGGCACACCTACGAGGTTGGTCGAAAAGTTTTTAAGCTTCTCTGGGATGAAGTCGCTAAGACGGGCATAAGGTTTGAGGTAATCTGGGATCCACGTGAGAGTTCGCAGACCGCCAGTTCCATAGCAGTAGCCGTCTTTGAGACGTTCAAGCCTTATCATAGATGCGCCGAGGATGGACTCAAAGAATCCGCTGAGGCCGATTGGCTCAATCTACCGCGCCAGGTCGAATCGGTTGCCG